GGAACCAGAGCCTCCACCTGGAGGACCACGGTGAAATAGCCGTTCAGGTCCTCGATAGTCGTGGTCAGGAGCTTGGTGGCCGTCAGGGTCCGAAAGCGCACCCGGCTTTCCTCCGCGCCGGCGGTAGATACAATCAGCCCCTGTGGGATGGGAATGTCCGTAACCTCCGGCAGATTCTCTGAACCTATCCGAACATTATGGATGGCCCGGCTGGCCTGCTTCCAGCTCAGGCCATAGCGGCGCAGCCATTCGTGCAGATCATCTTCCTCTGCCGTATGCGGATGGATCGATTTGAGCAGCGTCACCAGGCGCGTGTCAATGAAGGCATAGATGGCAAAGGCAAAGGCCCTGATCAGACTGTAGACCCGCGAAAGCGGACTGAAGGTGAAATTCTTGAAGACGGCTGGCGATTCTTTCAGATCCAGAATGATCTGATTGAGCACCTCGTTCTTTGTGGTTTCGATCTTCATTTCAGTTGAAAATTCCTTACGAACTGTCCGCTCTTTGTGCGAAAACTCACCGTTAAGGCGTCCGACGCATCCAGATCGACACCGATGCTATCGGGCACAATGGCCGGATGCTGGGCCAGCATGCGCTCCGCATCCATGATCCGGGCCAGACGATCGGATGGATCATCGCTGCCCTGCATGCGCCGCTGACGCGAATACAGTTCCGGATAGTCCAGGTCATCGGCTGGCCGCATCTCAAAATGCTCCTTGATTTCCGCCAGAATGATCCGCAAATCGTCCGACTGGACGGCCAGGTCATCCGCTGCATCGAGTTTCAGGTCTCCCTTCACTCCGGCTGCTGTTGTTTCTGTATCAAGGTCAAGCATAATTTGTATTTTCTATAATAACACGGCCTCAGCCCGTGCCTTGAGTGCCGTGATTTGCGCGGCCGTGCTCAGGGGATCGCCGCCCGCAGTTGCGGTTTCCAGTGCGATGAAGAGTTCGGCCAGAATGGCACCGAGTGTGTCGCCCACCGGTCCAATTTGCACCTGTCCGGTGGGGGTGACCATGAGCGAAGGAGTGGCGGACCGAAAGGCGATGGCTGCTGGCCGCGATGCCTCGTCTTCCCGGAACAGGACAACGGCTTCCATGCCAGATACGGGAGTCACCGGTCCGTAGTATGGAACATCATGCAGGACCTCCATTCCCACCTGGATGGTGCAGGTTTGCTGCGCTTCGGATACGGCACCCACGATGCCCTTTGTGGGTGCGCTCGCCTGGCCTTTCAGCACGGTCTGCAAACGGCGATGCGCTTCGATCAGTTCCGATTCCATCAGGCTGCGGCCCTCGTGACATGGATTTCTTGTCTGTACGTGGCCGATTCTCCACTGAAGGTTTTGACCACCCGCTCCACGCTGGCCATGCCGGACCGTTCGGGCTCGTTTTCGTCCTGAATCTGGATGGTCATGGAATGGGTCACGGGCGGCGCGCCCAGGGTCTTGAAACTGCCAGAGAAGGAGCCCTGAGCATTGCCATAAAGTGCGCGGGCCCGGTTCTGGAGTGCGGCACCGGTCAGGCCATCGGCGATGTAGCGGACCTCTTCCGTTCCCGCGCCGTAGGTGGCCATCTGCTTCACGCCTGTTTTTGGATCCTCACTCTCAACCACGACTCGGATGTTGCGCGGTGCTGAAGTTAGCTCGAGCTGGTCTTCCAGAATGAGTGCGGCCCCGCTGTAGCTGCTGCTCCGCAACCTTGGATCATTGGCCGGGATCACAAAGCGCAGAGCTGCCTCACCGGGAGCCTGACCGCTTTCTTCCACTACCAGGCGATTGTTCTTGAAGTAGCAGTCATAGCCGTAAATGCGACGGAGTTCCCAGAGCACAAAGCGGGCCGATTTCCCCATGCAACGCAGAGTGATCGGGACCGGGGATTGCACCCGTATGTCGGCCGCAAGGCCAGCCGCAGCGCGACCCATCACATCGGCCAGAGGTGCATTGTAGAAGTTCGTTTGCATCCGCCGCGCCGCCAGGCTGGACATATCGTCCCGGCATTCGAACTCAATGGGTTCGCGGGGCTGGACCTTGAAAACGCGGCCCTCGAATTCCGGGAAAATGCCGCTCTGCCTGTAGCCTGCGCTCCAGCGCACCGGAGCCCCCACCTTGATTTGCTCCTTCTTGAGGTTCTTGTAGCGCGGGAGCTTCACCGTCAGCGTGTCCGTCGGTGTGTTGCGGGATGAGTCCAGAACCACTTCGCGCACAGTGGAAAACTGCATACCGGCGACTTCCAGTTGCTGTTCCATCTTGAGAATCATGCAGCCGTCCGGCGGGAAGCTGCGTCCAGCTCCGCAGGCGTGACCAGAGCCGGAATGACGAGCTCAACGCCCACGGATTCATAGATGACGATACCGCCATTGGCCTTCCGAATGAGTCGCGCAAAGTGCTCGGTTTCATAGTAGAATAATGATAGCGCTTCAAACGAATCACCGGTCTGCACCACATGACGCAGCTCTTTCGTCGCCGGGAGCGGAATCGCAAGGGGCATGCCGGGCCGCAGTCCGTCGATTCCACCGATGACGCTCTTGTTGGCCTCGTAGATCAGATAGAAGAGTTCCCAGCGGCCGTAATACAGAGCGGCAATGCGCGGTAGCGTATCATCGCTGCCCGAAACATGCGTAGCCAGCACCATCATAGCACGGCCCCCAGAACATCTGCTTTGGAATCGAGACCGGCCTGATCCAGATCCAGGGCCACGTCAGACAGAAGGGAAAAGGAGAAGGGCTGCTCGAATTCGCTGGGCGCATCGGGCCATTCGATTTTGTCCATGACCACGGTTGTAATGCCCAGACTATTAAGCTTCATGTTGGTCACGGTCAGTTCTGCTTCGCGCTTCCAGAGCGAGTGCAGACGCCGGACTTGCTGGATGATGGAGGGAATGCCCGGCACTCCCAGCAGGTAGCCCGGGGCCACGAAGCGACCGCTCACGCTCACCTGCCAGTCCTCAAAGCCGGCCATCTCTTTCACCGTGCCCTTGAGTCCGTTCACCTGTGTGATGCTCAACCGCCGGGCCTGCGATGCACCGACCTGAGTGCCAGCCGGCAGCTTCACTACATCGCCTTCAAGTGAACTGATAATGAGAGGGTCCGTGTCATCTGTCAGGAAGGCCGGAGCCAGGTATCCGCCTGAGAATATGGCCGGCGCGATCATAAGGTAACCGCCTCGTATTTCTCCATCTCGCGAAACAGCACCTGTGCGATCTTCCGGCTGAGTTCATCCAGGGATCCCTTACTGGACCCTCCTTCCAGATTCAGTTCGCCAATCAGGTTCTTGAAATTCAGCGTGAAGCCCTTCTGGCCACGAGCCGCCCCGCCCGCACTGGCCGCATCCAGCGGCTTCAGGGGAACGGACAGAGCGCCCGCAGCCTTCTGTGCGAAACGCTGGACGGACGGCGTCACAGCACTGGCCCCTTTGTCAATGCCCGAAGCGTAGGTCTTGGGCAGATTGGACCCGAACTGTGTGGTTTTCGCCAGGGGCCCGCGTTTCGCATCGGACATGTTGAAGAAAGAGCCCAGACCTCCGAGCACCTCCACGATGGCGCCAATGACCCATTTGCCGCCGGCCACAATGCCCCGGGCCAGTGTCTTCATGAGCATCCCGCCCGAAGTGTTGCCCAGATCTGAGAGGGCGGTCAGGAAAGACTCTTTGAGCCCCGCCAGCCAGCCCGGAACCATCGCCGCCAGGGCTTTGAGTCTGTCCCAGTTCTTGTAGATCAGGAGCGGTATGCCGATGATGGGCATGAGGCCCGCCAGCAGAAACTGCGCCCAGCCCGGCAGCTTATTCCAGAAGGCGAAGACCTTGCCCGGGATTTCCTTGATGGTGTCCCAGTTCTTGTAGATCAGTAAAGGAATGCCAATGAAAGGCAGAAGCGGCAAGAGGAGGAGCACTACCAGACCCTTCACCCAGTTGGGCATGGCATTCCATTTGGTCTTGAGCGAATCGAAAAGGCCCGTGACGCTCTCCCAGTTCTTGACCAACAGGTAGATCCCGCCGATCAGCGCGGCCACGCCCACGATGATCAGGCCAATGGGATTGGCAGTCATGGCCGCATTCACGAGCCACTGTGCAGCAGCCCAGGCCTGCGTCGCGCCGATGGTGATCCAGGTCTTCGCCTGTAGTATCGACTGGCCGATCACCGCTGCACTGGAGGCGGAAGTGTTGGCCGTCTGGGCCAGCGCCGAATAGTAGTTCATGATCCGGAACATGTTGAGCGCACCCTGGGCCGCCATCACCACGCCGGTCAGCGTCACCACCACAGCCACCAGAGTGAAAGTGACCCCCACGATTTTTGCTATGTTGGGATGCTCCGTGCCCAGCTTCGCCACCCAGCCCACCACGCTGGCCAGCGGTTGCAGGAGCGTGTTCAGAGCGGATGCCATGGGGCCGCCAGCGTCCGCAAAGAGAGCATTGAAGCCCTCCTTGAGGCGCGCCGTTGTGCCCACCAGGTTGTCCAGGTTGGTATCGGACATTTTCTTCAACGCCGACCAGTCCCGATTCTCTACCGTCGCACCGAGCTCGCTAATGTCACCGCGCAGAGCATCGACGTGTGGCAAGAGATTCAGAACCGTCTTGGCACCTTCTTCGCCAAAAGCCTGATAGAGCGCGGGCAGCTCCTTTGTGGCGTCGATATTTTCGCCGAACTTGTCGCGCAGGGAGGACAGAATATCCGGCATGGACTTCAGTTTGCCTGTGGCATCGGTGGCGCTGATGCCCAGACTTTGCAGTCCCGTTCCGGCTTTGGCGAGAAAGGCCCGGTAGGCCGTTCCGGCCGAACCCGGATCCATTTTGTTCTGCAAGGTGCCCAGCACGGCCGCCTGCTCGGTCAGGGAGATCTTGAGAGCCGCGCCCGTAGAGCCCAGACTCGTCATGGCCTGCTGCATGGCCGCACCGTCGGTCCTGTATTTCTGGACCGCGAGACTCAGAGTATTCCCGATCAGGTTCCCCATGTCCAGATCACTCATGTTTCCATACATGCCGCGATAGGTCTGGTAGGTCTGGGCGAAGAGCTTGGAAAGCTGAGCAAAATCGCCCTTGGTGGCTGTTGCGGTTTGAGCCACGGCTCCCGCAAAGGCACCCATGTCCGCAGCATTGAGCGATGATATGCCGGACTTAAGATCGTAGACCCCCGTGAGGAAAGTCTCCTTGGCCACGCCCATCTCCGCCGCGAGCCCGGTCCCGAATGCGGAGATCGAGCTGACCTCGCTGGCCGTCACACCCAGAGACTGGATGTTGGACTCCAGTTTCTCCGATTCCATCCGGGCCTTGACCATGGCCGCGCTTACGCCCAGCATCGCCATGCCGACGCCAGCCACGGCCGTGCCCGTCTTGACCCGGCTCCAAGAATCGTTGAACCACTGCACATCCTCGGCGGCAACCTTCGTATTCTGCTGGAAGGCTTTCCACTTCTCGTTGATGGCATTCAGTTTGCCGGACAGGCCATCGGCCAGGCCAAGCGTGACGCCGACTTTGTACTCAGCCATCGAAGGCCTTCACAATGCCCCGCGCTACACCCACCTCAATGAGTTCGACCAGGCGTGTTTCAATATACTGGATTGCGGCTACCATAGCATAGGCCTCATCGTCTCCGGCAGGCAACCGGCGGCGGCCCAGATAGAGTTCTGCGAGAACTTCCACTGTGCCACGGCCGGATTGTAGTTCCTGTAGCGCGGAGCTTATAGCTTTTTTGCCTGAGCCTCCTGATTGACTTTTGAGATCTCCAGAAGTTTGGCAGCGAAGGCGCTGGCAAGACCGGCGTGGTCATTCATCCAGTGAGCCAGCACGGCCGGTGCCGGAGAGATCAGGCACTGGCCCACGAAGCCCACGTCCGCATCGACCCGGCTGCTGCTTTGCGCCAGCTTCGCGCTCTTGTTCAGGATCTCGCGGGACGGAGCCCGGCAGAGGACCTGATAGTCGCCCACGGTCAAGAGGTGGATCCCGCCTTTCTCCGCGAAGGCTGCTTTCAATATGTCAATGGCCTCCGCATTCTTCTCCAGCCAGGCCTCATCCATGGGCTGGTATTCCGCGGGCAAAAGCTCGCCCGCTTTGCGCACCGCCTCAACATCAGCGTAGTAGGGGTTGATGCTCTGGGGAATGTATCTTTGTTCCATATCGTTTTACCTTATTCCTTTATTCGAATGTGATGACCGGTCTTTGTAGGACCACAAATTCCAGCGGGATTTCCGTTTTGGCTGTGCCCTCTTTGAAGGCATAAGACCACTTGGTGAGGAGCACCTGCGGGTAGATGATCTTCATGGGGGTGCGGTTGTAGGGCGCTGCGATGCCCACGCACGGAGACGGCGGCAAATACTCCGGATTGCCTCCCCAGGGAGCGGCAAGCTTCACCAGCTTTTCCAGCTCTTCGGCATGGATCAGCGCCTTCACGTTGCGCTTGAAGTTCTTCACGGCATAAGCAACCGGCTCGCCGCGCTTGCCATTGATGACTTCGATTTCGCGCTGGGCATCCCCATCGAAACCGGAAAAGTGGACCACCTCGAATCCAAAGAGATTCAGGATGAAGTTCTGAAAGTTGTAGGCCTCGACGGCCGGGCTGTTGAAATCTTCTGCAGGCATCTATTTCCTCCTTACGTTGTGGGCGCGAATGCAGTGCGCCAGCGAATGCCGTTGATCCGGCCCGCGATGAACATGGTCAGATCCGCTTCGAGAATCTTCGTGCTGGCGAAGTTCTTCTGCGGATCGAGTTTGATGGCATGGCCGGAGATCTCAGCCGCACCGGGCTTTTCCATGGCATCGGACACAGCCTGGTCCATGGTGGCCTTCACGTAATCCAGACCTCCCGTGCCGCTGTTGGCCTCCGTATCCTGCCCCAGAAACTGCAGCGAAGTCTGGTAGGCGATGCGGTGCATCTTGTCCGCCCGCCGGCGTTCCGGGATGTCGCGGAAGTCGCTGTCCGATGCGGCCTTGATGCGGTCCTTCGCGATGTAGATGCCGTCGTAGTCATCATATTTCTTGAGGACCGTGAGACCCATGTCGTGCAGCACATCCATGTAATCCTGGTAGCCTTCATTCCAGTAGCGGATCTCGCTCATGGTCAGGCTGCGGTGGATTTTCACGTAGCCCGCGCTCACATTGGGAGCACCGGCGGCGAGCTTCGCGCACAGCAGCGTGGCCGCATTGCGCCATTCGCCAATGGTATCGCCCGCATCGTAGACCGCAGCAAAGCCACCGTAGGCCCGGATGCCGCCGGGGATGTAGCGGCCTTCGGCCGTGACAATAGCCACCCGCGAATGCACAAAGGGATCCCATTCATCGACGAGCGACTGGAGGTAATCTTCCACCGTGCCGCTGACTTTGGGAGCGCCCTCGAGGACGGCAAAGCAGGGCAAATGGTTGGCCGTCTCCATGGATTCCAGAATCTGTGAGACCGAAATGGCAAAGGCCCGCGTGGCAGCGCCCAGCATGTGGATCCAGTAGAGACGGTATTCCTGCATCAGGGCCTCCAGCGCATCCAGTCGCGCCGAATTGCTGGCCGTGGGTCCGCTGATGGTGAAGGTGTAGGTGTCATCCACATGGAAAGTGTCTGCCGGTGTGGCATCGTTCGTGAAGGTAGCCGTCGCTCCCACTGCCAGACTGATGGACTGCCCAGAAGCCGGAGTCACCACCGGGGCTTCAAAGGTCTGGCCCCCATCGGTCGACCGGCGGTATTCAGCCGTTGCATGCGCGCCCGCTTTGGTGAACTTGAGCACCACGACTCGCGAGCCCGTCACCGTTCCCGCTGTTGTGGGCAGAGCGGCCAGTCCCGTCCCCGCCTTGACGGGCGCTGCGATCGAACCCGCCGTGTCGCTCACCGGCCTGATGGCCACGACAGGTGCGGGGCGCTGGCCCTGAAGCTCATCGAACTCTTCAAAGTGCTGGCGCAGAGCATCCACCAGGGCACCGGCCCCGAAAATGGTTTTGGCCTGCGCATAGTTGCGGATCAGGTAGATCTGATTGGCGGTCCCGGTTTCTGCCGGGCCAATCTTGGCATGCACCCGATCCGGAATGAAATCGGAATTGCCGAGCCCCCCGTCCTGGTGCGTTGTGATTACATCTGGTGTAGGCATCATTTGCCTCCTTTACGTTTTTCTTGATCTTTGAGGACGCCGGACTCACCCACTGGAGTGTCCAACTCGGCCGGGGCTTTGCCGTCTGGCAGGCCCGCGATCGCGCTGGGCGGCGGTGTCCGCAGAGCCGGTGACTCAGAGCCCGGCAGGGGCCGGCCCATGAAATCCGCGTAGGCCTGAGTCAGGACGCCTGGTGCCAGGTCCTGCTCCATGCTACAGCGCAGATGGGCCTGCAGCCCGGCCTCCACGTGTTTCTTGATCTTGTGCTGCGCACAGAATTCGCTCAGTTTCATATTTTTGCCTCCACGGTCGTATTGCGAATACTGAAGGCGGCTCCAGCCAGGGTGGGAATGTGCTCCTGTGCCTGAAGGCCATCTTCAAAAATGATCTCAAGGTAAAGTTTGTAAAGTGCCAGCTCACCGACCGGATCACTGACCATGCCACTATCTCCCGCCACCACACGCACGGTGCCGGATACCTCATTGGCAAAGTATTCATGGCTGGCGATGTAGAGCAAAGCCTGGTCGATCAGACCATAGCTGTGCAGAGCTGGCTCAGGCACTTCTGCTTCCGGATCTTCTGGCTCATCCACCGGCAGGGGTTCCGCCGAACTCAGGACATCTGCGGCCGGATCCTCCAGCCAGAAGGTCAGGGTATAGGGAAAGCGCTGCTTGAAGTGCTGGCGCAGATAGACCAGATCCATGGGCGTGATCTCGCCCTCCACCGGCTCTGCCTGCGGCATAAGACCCAGCTTGCGGATGCGCCGACCATCGCGGATGTTTTGCGGCTTGCCTGCGCTGAGGACGCAGAAAGGCACCAGCTCCTGAAAGCGGTTGGCAGCCGGCTCGATTTCCAGGAATCTGGCCTGCGCCAGATCCGTGGGATCGGTGGCCGCCTGGAACGGTTGCGTTCCATTCAGAATCAGGCCGGCCGCCAGAGAGCGCAGGTAGGTGATGTGGGCTTGTCTCATGAGAAAAGGCCCTGCACCGCATCCCGGAAATGCTCTTTGATCTCAGGCACGGACTCTTCCAGAGCTGGCCCCATGAAGGGTCGGGCCGGAATGCCCCGGGCTTCATAGCCCAGCTCATGCGCCCGGGCGTAGACCATGTTGGTGCCCACATCATACGTGACCGCGCTGCGCCTGCTCATTTCAATCGAGCCGGACAAATCGCCTTCGCTGATGAGCAGGGCATTGCCATGCCCTTTGAGAGCCTTGCGCACGGCATAGGCTTCAGAAAGAGCCGGCCAGAGCCCGCTGTATTTCTGCCGCCGAATGCCCAGGGTGGCATTGCGCTGCACCGTTGCCGCAGACCGACCAATCGCTTTTTCAAAAGTCGATACGGCTGTTTGCGCCGCGCGCCCCAGGGCCGGGCCGAATGGGTCAAAGAGTTCAACCATTGCCGGCACCTCCACGCGCGAATTTGCGCAGCTGCAGCTGGATCACATGAAAGGCATCGTATTCACTCAGATGGTCCGGAGGGGAGGCGATCTCCCATTCATCTGCCGCGGACCAGGTGTCGTCTACGGCGTACAGACCGCGCACGATGCGATGCCCTTGCAGGGGCATCACAAAGCCGGGATCCGTGGGCACTACGAACTGGATCAGATCCGTGTAGCCCTGCCGCTCGCCGCCGCTGCCATGGGTGAGGTCTGCCCTGCGGCGGATCCAGACGCCCTTGAAAGAACAGGCCGGAGCAAAGACGCCCCGGGCCGTGGCCTGCAAGCGTCCTGCCCGGGCCGCCGGAACCAGGAGCGTCACCCTTGTTGTGGCGCTGCGCTGGAAAGCCGAACGCATGATTCCGGATGCGGGTTTCATCCAAGCACCCCCGCGAATCCGGCCGGGGCATCGTTCCCGGTCACCAGGCGATAGGCCCGGCGGCGCAGAGACTCAGCCTCGAGGGCGCGTTCCTCTGCCGCAATGTGGCGGATGTCGATTTCGTTGCCGTCATCGCCCCCGACTTTGATGCGCGCTTCCGAAAGGGCCGTGCAGATTCCGAACTGGTGGACGATCTCCGACTGCACGAGCAAGACCTCTGCCATGCGCGTGGCCGTGGTGGCTGGCAGCGCGACCGGAGTCACGCCGAGCCACCTGGCGATGTCCAGACCGGCCGCGGTAGCCGCGGCATCGAGCCAGAACTCAAAGGCCGTCTGCGAAAGGCCGGCCAGAACGGTCTGGTCGTCCAGACTCAGACTGTCCCCGCTTACGCCTACCAGCGCCTTGAGTGTTTCCAGCTCGTTTACCATCATGCTCCCTCCAGCCTATCCGTTACGGGCTCTTGGTCTTGTAGTGGCAGGCGCCATCGAACATCTTGGCAAAGCCATAGTTGAGCGATACAACCGTGCCCTGGATCTGCTGGTTGATGATCCGGTCCGTTTCCTGGATGGCTGATCCGCGCTCCTCATAATACTTGAGGGTTGTGTCGCGCTCATAGATCAGGATGGTTTCGTTGGTCAGGTCGGCATGGGTGCGCCAGTTCAGGCCAAAGAAGTTCTGGACCATGCCCGTCTTCACAAAGGACTCCAGCAGATTCACAGACTGCAATTGCTTGAAGTTCGTGTCGTCGGAAAGGATGGCCTGGAGGAAGGCCGGGTTCAGCACAATGTGCGTGGCCTGATGGCCGTCCGTGAAGCGGAAGATGCAGTCGAGCAGATCGGCGTAAGTCCACGTGCCTCCAGCATCAGAGGTGCTGGCAGCAGAACCCACATTGCCATCCCCGTCCTTGATGACGGCCAGAGCTTCGCGGGTCATTTCGCGGGACATCTGGTAGCCAAAGCGCTGGAAGATCATGCCGGCTTCGAGCACCTGCATGCGGCGCAGCACTTCATAGCTCATGTCGAGCTGCCGGCCCACCTTCTTCAGGCGAATGCTCTTGTCTTTGAGCGCTGCCTTCATCCGGGGGAAGACGCCGCCTTCGGCCACGCGCTTGGGTTTTACATCTTCTTTGGAGAAGTCCAGGGCCACCGGTGTCACCGTGGGTTCCGTCACGGTCTGGGAGACGGAGTAGGTGTCCTCAAGGCGCAGGTCCAGGCGGCCCAGTTCCAGACCCAGACGAATCTGCCGGTCGATGAACTCGGGGAAAAGGATGCGACTGTCGGTCGTGGCAAAGAAATGCTCTACCAGAGAGGCGCGGTCGTTGATCTTGATCCCATGGGCAGCCAGCTGGCGCTCATAAGCATCATACTTTGCATACTCGCCTTCGGGAGTGTATCCACTGTCCGCTTCGAGTTTGGCCAGCACCTCCGTGAAGGTGATGCGCTTGTTTTTGGCTTCTTGCCATAGCCCTAATTCAAGGGCCAATTTCTTTAGTTTGTCCAACTGAATACCTCATTTGGGTATTCCGGAAACGCAATGGAAAAGTCTCTCAGGCCAGACGAAAGCGGACTTTTTTATCTGTAGTGTCCACATTCCAGATCTGGCGGTAATTGTAATCCGCTGGTGAGCCTTCCAGCTTCACCTTGCCACTGGCCGCAGCCACGATGGGCTGAAAGCCATGGTCGGGATCTGACCCGGAATATTCCAGCGTCACATCCCCGGCCACCTGCACCCCGCACACGCCGGGTTCGACTGTGGCCAGAATGCCATCAAAGGCATCGCCGTCCGCGCAAAGGGCCACGGTATCGCTCGCGCTAACCTTCACAGGTTTGCCCAGGTCTGCAGCCACCAGAGCAGAGTGTTTGAAACTCACGATGGTCGGCTGCAGGACGTTCTCCGTGGAGGGTGCAATCATATCCAGCCCCATGTTATGCCATCCTGAAGCGGACCAGAGTATTCTCTGTGTCCACAGCCCAGACCCGGTAGTAGGTATGCGGCCCCAGAGCATCGCTCGTGCCATCCACGGCCGCTTCTGCGGCCACATTGGCATCCGTCAGCGTGGCAAAAAGACCGGCATCGGCGGAGTCGTTGCCATCCGTGATGCGCACCCGGGAAGCGCTACCCGTGGTTGCACTGGTGATGCGGAGCTTTCCGGACACAACAGCGCACGTTCCAGCCGCTCCCAGATCCGTGGCTATGGCGGCCGCCACATTGGTCAACGTTTGCGCGGCTGATCCCACAATGGAAACCTCTTTCACCACAGCATCGATGGCCACGAGAATCCCATAGGTGGTCGTATCATTGGCCAGCCCCGATGCCGACGCTCCCGTCTTCGCGGCCGAGAAGCCCCATTCCTGGTAGCCGGCCGTCAGGGCCGCAGCCACGGCCTTCTTGACCTTTCCAGCTGCCGCAGCCAGAATGGCGCAGGCCCCGAGGTCGGGAGCAGAACCCGAGTATTCAGCGGTCACATCGCCGGAGATCTGGACGCCGCAAACGTCGGTCTCGACCGTGGCCAGAATGCCGTCGAAGGCATCGCCATTGGAGCACAGCGCAACGGTGTCGTTGGCGGTGATCTTGACCGGCTTGCCTGCGTCGGCGGCAACAAGCCCCGAATGTTTAAAAGTTACAATGACAGGTTGTAAAACCCTCTCCGTAGTTGTTTCCATCTGAATCCTCTCCTTCTCATTTTTCGTAGTACAGCGTGCGCGCCAATTCGCGCACACCTTCCGGCAGATTGTTCAGTGGATACTTTCCTTCAGAGATAGCTTTTGCATGCCAGGGCCAGGGGTCTTCATCCGTGACGGGATACCCGGCCAGGAGTTTGAGGACATGCTCGTTCCCGGCGCTTTCAACAAAGGTGGAGTCAATTCTGGAATCCATCAGATCAGCGACCATATCTACGGCACTGATCTTTTCGACCTCATCCATGTCCGCGCGATCGGTGACGAGATCGTGCAAGCGAATGAAAAATATCTTTTTCCAGTCGATCTCGCTCATCGCATTTTGACCATTTTCTCCATATACCTTTTGCGCTGTTCATCAGCTAGCGGGAACATCGTTCGGATGTTGAAAGATTCGTCCACGGCCACAAAGATGTTCTCAGGGGCATTGTAGAATCCAAGGCGGCGCTGGTCGGAACTGGCATCATCCACCTGGTAGAGTAAGAACCTATCGAACTCCCGTAAAACCTTTTTTGAAAGCGCCGCATAGTCCGCCGCGTCTTTGAGCCCCATTAGAGATCCATGCTTGGCAAAGTGTATGTCCAGCTGCCCCGCATCCCAGCGGGCCAGCTTCTGGGCCGTCTCGACTTTGGAAAGCACCTCATCGGGGCGCAGGTTCTTCCAGTCCTCAAAACGATCGTAATGCCGGTTGGTCTCACTGGTGCCCGGCGGTGCCTGGATTTCACCCTTGAGCTCCTGGCCCTTGCGGTTGAGCACCTTGCTCTTCTCGCTGACCACAGTCGTGGTTCGGCAGCGGAAGTGATAGGGCGGCAAAGGCAGGTTCAGCTTTTTCTCGATCAACTCCTTCGTGCCCAGCCGGTCCAGTTCACCCCGAAAGGCGCTCTCTGGCGGGTTCTTGAATTTACCCCAGAAGTCAGCATCGTAGGGTGTGCCTGTGAATTCGTCCACAAACTCGCTCACGGTCTGCACGGAAATGCGCCGGCCGTTCATGGTCTTGCACAGCGCACTGGTGCGCCTGTCCATGATGGCCACGATTTCAATCTCCTTGATGCCCAGCGCCTCATAGCGCTGGACCCGGGAGAATACCGAAGCCCTGGAAGACAGGTTCCTGAAGATGTTTTCCAGGTGGTTGCGCAGCGGCGGATCCTTGAGCGTCTCACCCAGCTTTTCCTGCAGCACCTTCAGCCGATCTGCATTCTTTCCGCTGGCGAGGGCCTCAAGCACCGCCGCGCGGATGGGCGCATCGTAGTTCGACATCTTTTGAGAGACATCGAAGTGATTGGCCCGGGAAAACCAGTCGATGGTTTCTGTGGGCACAGGCAGCTTCTCCCAGTTCTTCCGAACCGGAAAATTCTGACCCTGCTGCCAGGAGGCCCGGAAGCCTGCTCGCAAATCCTCATAGACTGCATCCGGAAAACGCTGCCCGAACTCCTGTTGAAAGAATTCAACAATCCGGTCCGCAGCATTCTCCGCTGAAATCAATCTGCCGGCGGTGAGCAGCATCGAGGCCACAGCATCGCCGTACTTTTTAAAGAACTGCAAAAGCACCCCCTCCTGGATGGTGTCCAGAAGGCGTTCGCTTTCGCGGTCGACTTCGCCCAGCCTTTCGGCCAGGTCGGGGCCGGATTGTTGATCCGACCCGCAGCAGGCATCAGTTTCTAAGCTGCCACTTGCCGCTTTTTTTTTACAAAGTCCTGTAAGCTGATCACGGCTCCGGCCTGACCGGCCTGTGTGCCGGTAGCCTTTTCGTAGCCCAGCTCTCGGGCTGCAGTCTCCAGATCGATGATCCCTGCCGCCACTTTGGACAGGGCATTCTGGATGCGCAGTTGCTCGGTTTCTTCGCGGACCTTCTCCGCCAGGGCATCAGCCTGCCGGTCAATAGAAGCATCCGGTCCCCACACTCCATGCAGGCGGCTGAACTTGAAGCCCAGGCTACGCAGGTGCAGGGTCAGAGCGAATTTCAAAAAGTTCTCAACGGGCTGGCGCAGGTTGGCCAGCTTGCGGACAAAAGCCGTGAAGACGACTCCGGCGTAGGTCTCCGTGGTCGAATAGCTGCGTCCCAGGATGGCCGGATCAATGTCCAGGCCCGAGGCGATTTGCTCCTCATTGGTCCTCCAGACGGAATCGAACCCGCGCGTGTCTCCGGTCACAGCCGAATGCTGGATGGTTACGTCATCGTAGGAAACGACCAGGCCTTTGCTCAATTTCTCGATGGCAGAATCCCGGAGCCTTTTGAGATCCTCTTCTTCGCGGTTGGCCGTGTCCTCCGGCCGGTCACCCGGGCGGGGGCGGCCACGCTTGCGGCTCACATGGAGGAATCCCAGCAGACCCAGTTTGGCCAGCACAGAGCGGGTGCTCTCCCGGGCCGATCTCTGGATGAAGACGTTCTCCAGCGCAGCGATGAAAGGCGGGATGGCATACGGGGAATCTTCCGTGGTCTCCAGGGCCTCGTAGTAGTATTGCCGGGGGTTGAGCGTAGCGTAGCCATGCTGGATCTGCTGGTGGGGACGCACGACCAGGCGGCCCTCTTCCTGCACGCGGCCAAAGCGAATGCTGGCGACTTTCACCAGCCGCAATTCTGCGAGGCCCTTGAGGTTCAAATTGGGCACGGCCTCCGCTGAGACCGCTCCGGTCAGGCAGACCTGACGCACCAGTTTGTTGATGATGCCCGGGTGGCGGGAAAGGAAGCTCTTGATCTCCAGGCGAGCGCGGTCTTGCTCTGCTTCGCTGGCGTCTTCCAGTTCGAATTCGAGGCCGGTCATGGCCAGATGGACGATGCGCTTCACGGCCTGATTCAGATCGGGCGTGACCAGAACCAGCCGGTCAATGAGATCAATGAACTCGATGGGGAAGCCGGGGCTGATCTGATTGATGTTGTAGACCGCACCTTCGGCAGAGCTGGCGCGGTCCGTGCTCATGCCTCCGGCGAAGAGACTGCTGCGCAGCTCGCGATAGGAACGGCTCGACCAGCGGCGGGTCCACAGGAGCAGGTTTTTGAATGCAGCGAACATCATTTTTGTCCCCATAACCTCCGGATTATGTCCCCACGTTCAGAACGCCTTCTACAAGGTGTCTATTTTGCATGAGGTTGCGTCCATTTGAATCACAAATCGGTTCAGACCCATCGACAGGCCGCGCAGAGCACGGGGCCTCTACGGGCCTGTATTTGCGTCTGAGAGCCATCGTTACTTTTTCCCGTTCCCGATGGCAAACTGGCTCATGTCAACGGGCGCTTCCGTTCCCGGTTCACCGGGCACCGCCGGTGCCACGGCCGAGGCCCGACTGATCGCGCTCGATCCACATTTCTGGCAGCGGGCCGGATGGGCCTCTTCCAGTTCGCGGGTGTATTCAGAGACATACGCTTTCGCCTGGGAAAGGCTCGCAGTCTTGATGACCTCCATGAGCGCCGCTGTGGCGCGGTCGCCGCGCGTCAGCTGGTAGAGGCGCAGAGCCTCTTCGCGGGCCGCAGTGGTTTCGCTGGCCTCGAAAGCGCGCAGACGTTCCAGCTCCTGGTTGACCTCTCCCTGCGATTTCTTCAAAGCCTCCAGCTCCTGGCGGGCCTCTTTCAATTCTTCATCCATTCGATGTTCCTCCTGATTGACGTGATGTATGCGATCCATAGAAAGAGCCTTTGCGCTCGGGTCCGCTCCGGCGTAGACCAGGCTGACCTCCGGGATGCGGTTGATGCGCGTGACGATCCAGCGGACCACCTGACCATCCACTTCGCGGCCCAGGTTCTCGTAGAACTCCCAGCCCATATCAGCATGGCTGCGTTTGGCCTGAAATCTCAGCTCGACGCTGCAGGCATTGATGGCCGGCGGGTTCATGGATAGGCCCCGGGCCAGCCGCGGATTGCCGGCCTTGTCGATCTTGAAGTCGGCGTCGATGCCCGGAACTCCCAGCTCCTCCGACCAGCGCGCATTCAATGCCACGCCCACCCAGTCGTCCACATCCGGGGCATGGTTCTTAAAGATGGTCACGTTATTGAAAAGCGGCAGGGCTTTCTTGAGGACGGCCTGGTCGGAAAGGTCCAGCCAGTAGCCCTCGATCAGGATGGCCGAGAGCATCCGGAAAGGCCGGGTGATAAAACCATCGTCCTCGACGGCGGGCTCCGCGCCAGCAGCAGGAGTTGCCTCTGCCAGGATCTGGCCCATGTCCATGAGGCGCAGGCGGCCCTGGCCATTCTTGTGGATCTCCGCCCCACCCAGGAGAGCGAGGCCCGTGGCATCGTCCAGTCGCCAGCCGGAGGCAAATTCTTTCAGTGCTTTTCCCATGCTATCCCCAGATCGGCAGAGCCGCCCCATCCGGACCGCCGGCACCTTCGTAGGCGAGGCGCAAAGAATTGAGCGCCATGCCAAAGTGGTTCGGGACCTTCTTCTTGAACTGGTAGACCGTCTTGCCGTTCTCGTCTTCGCTGCGTTCGCGGATCAGCATTTTCAAATGGTATTCGAATTCCTGGTGGAGGGCCAGATCCGACGGGCTCAGACGGGCGGGATCCGGCAGGATGAAGAGGCCGTTCTTGATGGCATCGACCGTGTCTTGCAAGGACTCATCGCGGTTGGTCAGAATCGTTTCCACGGTCTCAGCCCCCGGCAATAGTTCCGAGCGTTCGGCCCAGCGTTTGGCAAAGTACTGGATCTTGATGTTGCCCGGAAAACCCAGCGCCATGCGAATCGACCAGTTCTTATTGGGCATGGCATCCAGGATGCCGGCATAGACATTCATACGGATGATGGCATTGCAGTGCGCATCCTCATCGAGCACGGAGAATTTCGCGAGACCAATGATGCGGACACGGTTGTCGCGGGTGGGCTCGCCAAAGACCATGTGGACGGTGTCGCCCTGGTCGGCTCCCATGTAGGTGAAGAACTCCGCGCCGTCTTGTAGACCATGGTCGCCGCGCATCGAAACGAGCAGGCTCTGGCTGATGGGCTTTTCGTCGGACGTGCTGAACGGGACGCCAATGGTAGATATATAGAAGTTCTTGCGCTTCTTGAGGGAGACCTGGGACTTCTGCCAGCGTTTCAGAATTTCTGCCGGGCTGAGTTGCTTCAAGGCCAGTTGCGAAATTTGAATGCCCTCGATTTCATGCTGACGGGTGGCAACGTATTCGCCTTTCTGGTTGTCCAGAGGCCGCTGGCAGTTGTGGCAGACATACTCATCGCCCTGAATCAGCCGCTCCGGGTTTTCCAGAAAGAGACCGACCAGTTCATTCCAGTGGCCGCAGGAGCAGCGCACCTGCCACCAGCGCTGGCTGGAGTCCTGAAAGGCAGCATGGATGCCAAAGTCATCGATGGAGGGCTGGCTGCCGGCCATGACAAAGGCGAACTTAGAATGCAAGAGTCGGTCGCGGGTGAACTCCAGATGCTCCGGGTTGTGCTCATCGACTTCGTCTTCTACGTTGATGTCTGAGTCAAAGCTCTTGACCCCCGTCATGGTGGAGGTGGACCGGAAGGCGTAGATGGCCTTGCCGATCTCCTTGATCTTGATGTTGTCTGTGCCGGCGGTGTCACGCAGCAGCTTTTCAAAATAGGGCGACGATGCCAGGAGCGGGTCAATGCGGTATTGCACAAAGTCGCTCATGGCCGGACCGTTGGGAAAGAAGAAAGCCACGTTCATGTGCCGGCCATCGGTCAGGTACAGGGAGCGGCCAATCATCCAGGTGGAGAAGCCCACCTGGGCCGCCTTCATGCAGACGATCTGCTTGCAGTTCCCCAGCTTGCGGGTGATCCAGCGCAGGGGAGCGTGGCCGCTGAAATTGTAGCTCTGGTATTTTGCTCCGTCGCGGACCACTACATTGCGCACCAGGAATTCTTCCAGAGTGGTCCGGTCGAACTTGCGGCCCCCTTCCGTGAGGAAGTTCTCCAGGAATTCTTTCTCTACAGATGCTCCCATAAATACGGCCGCCATGGTGAAGATTGCCAGTCGCGCTCTCATTGTGCTGCTACCTCGATCTCTCTGGTTTTGGTCAGGTGGTTGAGTTTCCCGGCGATGATGCCTTTGATTTCAGCCCAGTGCTTCTTCATGACCTTGCGCACTTCGGGGTGGTCGTGGAGAGCCTCGAGCAGAGCCTCCGCTGCCATGAGCGGACTGAAGCGATTCTCTTCTTCGTTCTCAATGTCGAGCTCCGCCTTAAGCAGAGCCCGGAAGGCGTAGACCGAACCCTCGTAACTCTTGGCCTCGGGCGCGGCTTCTGAAATCAGTTTGTTGTATAACGTCTGGCGCAGGCTGGTCACCTGGTGCTTGATCTGCGAACGGGACAGGGCCGACTGCTCTTCGATCCGGCGCCGGGCTGCGCGGTCCACATCATGGCGGCGGCTTTCCCAGGTCTCGCCACCGTCTTCAGCCTCAGCCCACTTGCGCACGGTGTTGGCCGATAGCTTCGGGTAATGCTGGCGCAGGACTCCGGCGATCTGCTCGGGATTCTGGCCCTGCAGGAAGAGAGCAAAGGCCCGCTCTTTGACCGTGGCATTATACATGCTGGCCTCCTGGCAGGCCGGCTTCGTGATCTGGCAGCCCTGAAAGAGTTGCAACGCTGGCGGCAGGGGCGAGTGGCGCATGCGCCGGATCCTTTCCTGCGCGCAGTCGCGCTCCCATTCCACCCACTTGCGCAGGCATTGCTCTGCGCTCAGGCAGCGACTCAAATCCGCTGCATGCGTGGCCAGGCTGTTGTAGCGGAAGGCGGGCACAAAATTGCTGCGCTCCAGCGTCCGGATTTCTTGCCGACTGACCACCGCTTCCGGTGGAATGATCAGCGTGCCGGCCGTGCTCTGAAAACTGCCCTGACATGAGACTTCGCGCTTAGCGCGCGCCTCCTGGGGGAGACTCAGGCACCCGCAGAGCATCGTAAGAGCGAGGAGCAGAGGTATGGACATCCGGGCTCGCCTGGTTCTCGTCCGTGCCCAGGGCAAAGCTGATGCCCGAGCAGGTGCGCAGTCCCAGCCAGACCAGAAAGAGGACTGCGGCCAGAAGAAGCGGCACGTAGGTTCTAAGCGGGATGTCTTTGAAAATTGCATAGATCATAGCTGCCTTGAATCGACCGCGGAATGGCGGGGTTCGTTCAGGAAATCGTCCGGCTCGCGCAGCCTGGGCAACCTGGTCCTGGACTCATTGATGCGCTTGCCCATGTAGAGCATGCCCCCCGCGCCAAAGACCATGCCCAGCAGGCCCAGCAAATCGAGCTGGGCTGAACTGATGTTGAGGCCGGCAAAGGAGCCAATGGCCAGGGCTGTGGCGTAGAAGAAGAACAGGGCAAAGCAAAGCCAGGTGCGCAAAGTTGTGGAGCTGAACTTGCCGGAGCGATCGTCTGTGTAGAGGAACTTCATCTGCGCTGCCTCAATAGTTCCAGGACGCTCTTGATGTCCTGTTTGATTTCGGAAACGTCCTGCTCGGTGCGAACGGCTTTGGTCTCAAGGATCACCAGGCGACGCTCCTGCGACTGGTGGGCGGTGAAGTAATACACCAGCATGGAGACGATGAGCACTCCGTAACTGATGATGTCGTTCAGTTTCAGCCGTTCCAAACTGCCTCCGCTCCCGAAAATTCGCCCGGCCTTGCGGGGCCGGGGCAACAGGGACTTTCCATCACACTCCCGGACTTACCGGAATCGTTTCAGGAATATAGCAGAGGTTCTGGAAAGGTGCAACGGCCAGTCGCGGGCAGTTCTATCAAAAGCCGTAACTTTTGGAAAAACCGGCTATTTACTCACAGAAAAATTCGGCCCGACTGGAGCAGGCCGTGGCATGGGCAACGATGTCCGCGCGGCAGTATAAAATGGTGCGCCGGGAGAGGACGCGAAAGCGACCGCGATACTTGCCCAGCTTGCGATAGTTGTGGACCGTCTCCGCGCTGATGCCGCCCAGAATGCGCGCGGCTTCCTGGGCCGTTATGGGATCGTCGAAGTAGTTGGTCGATGGCTGGACTTGCGGCATGAAATTGCCGGAAGCTCAATATGGCAGAACGTCAAGAAGAAAAAAGATCAGGCGGAATCTTCATTGCGGCGACCGTACCCGTAGCCACCAATGAAAGACACCACTCCGCTGAGGAGCGGGATGAGAATGCGCAGGCCCAATTCGGATTGCCCCGCAAAGATAAGATAGAAACAAAACAAGATGCTGAGGGTTACAATGGTCGCACTCCAGATCACCATCTGGTGCTTGCGGCCGTGCTTCCTATCTTCGCGGTCGCTTTGCTTGCGGTAGATTTCGAATTGCTGATCCGACTGACGCCCGGCAGAGGCGATGGTAGCCAGATGGACTTCCTTTTGCGCGGCTATCTCAGCATTCCGGACCGCGATTTCCTTGGAGCGGATGTCCATGTCCTTCTCTAGAAGGCTAATCATATTCGCGAGCCCCTCTTTTGAAGAGGGTTCCTGCTCAGACATTCAGACTTTCACGCAAGATCTTGAGATAGTCTTCCACGCTGTCTGATCTGAGCAGCAGAGTTTTGCCAGAAACCTTCACATGATGGACTGCCTCGGGGTATTCCTCAGTCCGCCGCAGGATTTCCTCTTTAGCTTCCTCAACGCTCCGCAATCGCATCTCGTTGGGCAAGAAGGCCGGGAATCCAAGGCTGCTGGGTTTCCCGAAAACCATTTTCCGGTTCAATGGGCGCCGGGACAATGCATGGGGCATAATATTCAAGCTATCGGAAATCAGGCGGGTAGTCAATAGGTTTTTGCCGCTCCCAGGCAGCCATGCGGTCCCTTTCAGCCCTGATTTCTTGTTTGGCCCGGTGGATCTGAATGTAATTGTATCCGATCAGAATCAGTTGCATGACTACAAACAGCGCAACGCAGATCAACAGTAAGCCGCCAGCCTGGTCCATCATACCCGGTCTGGAAAGAGAAGCCGCAGGTTCATGGGAGGAATGAGTGTGACTGGCAATCCGCCAGAACGGATCAGGGTAAATATCTCGAACCAGATAGTCGTCATCATCCAGATCAGGTTCCAGGCCCAAAGGAAAGCGCAACTTCAGACCTTCGAAACCAGTAGCATGAATTTCTCCAGTCGCTCCAATAAGTTCCTTGCTTTGCTCGTGCTCGATCCCGACAAACCGAAAAACCAGTTTGGCATTGCCAGAGGGGAGAGATTCAGCTTTCACCTGGCACTGATCAGAGTAGGTGTCCGTGCTTCGAAAGATCTCTCCTTTGTCATCAGTCAGGCTGCAACTCCTGGCCCGTTTTCTGACCTTGCTCCATTCCGTGGAAACAGACCACGTTCGATTCTCTTTCTTAAGAACTGCATTGATTTCGATGATGTTAGAATCCGCATTCTGGTTCACTGATGCTATTTCAAAGGGGTCTTTGCTATTCAGGTAGCGCAATGGCTTCTGATTGGTTTGTGCCTCTTCGCATGCCAATGCAAAGAGAATTACCAGAAGTATTGATAGCTTTTTCATATCCGTTAGCAGGCAGATGTTCCGCACCCACCCGCAACTACTTTTCCTCCCCCGCCTCCCTTTTTTCCAGGCTGTCCTCCAGCACATCCTCCCGCTGGAAACTCCGCTCCAGCCGAATCACCACCCCATCGATATGGGCATTGCGCTCCGTTATATCCAGATCCGGGATGCCCCGGCCATGCGCCCGTAGCAGCGTCCGGCCCTTGTAGCGCACCAGCTCCTTGAGCGCGGCCTCTCCATCCACCACGGCCACCACCACATCCCCGCTGCGGGCCGTTTTGAGTGGGTCCACAAAGACGATGTCTCCCTCCTGAATTCCAGCCCCCTTCATGGAGGAACCCCGCACCCGGGCCAGATAGCAGCGGTCATGCATCCCAGGAAAAGCCGGAACCTGCACAATTTCGTAGTCCTGGTCCACGCCGGAGGGCGGGCTGGCCGGCACCGTGGCATACAGCCGGGCACTGTATGATTCGGGCCGGGGCGGCTTCTGGTAGAGGGATCGGCGCGGCGCAGGTTCGGCCGGGGCCTCCGCCTCTGCCCGGAACATGGGGCCCTCTCCGGTCAGGAGCCAGTCGATTGAAACTCCGAACCGGTCAGCAATATTCCCCAGGGTTGTGCCATTAAAGGATTTGGCCCGCCCAGACATGATCTGACCGACCGTCCCCGCTGAGGTCCCAATGCGGGCAGCGAATTCGGTCTGACTCAACTTCAGAGCCGCCAAAAGTAATTTCAACCGGTCACGCAAAAAAAAACTCGCTCTGGGTAAATTTTCTGCTTGACATCGGACGTAATTACATCGTATAATAATACTACCCGAGGCCAACAGTTGGCCTCGGGCGCAAAAAAAGGCAAGTACTAAAAGGGGACCATCACATGGAAACATTCAAAGAACAAATCGACTGGCTGCAGGCCAACCTGCAGCAGCTGAACGGAAAAGAGCAACTCAAGCTGGCCAAGCTGGTGAGCGCAGCCCAGGCGCGGCTGGATCGGGAATTCCTGATCCAGGAGTGTCATGCTCTGACCGCCAACCACGCTGGCCGGGCCCGGGACATCAACCGCTACCGTCAGGTTAAGAAACCCGGCCGGACTGCTCCGCTGGCCGACTGGCAGGAATACGCGGACGATACAGCAGCAGCCGTCCGGGAGCTGGAAGCCGCCATCGCGCGCGGGCAGGAAATCGGACACAACCTCTACGCCGGCCTGAGCAACAATGAGGAAGCTCTGGCCGTTTGTGCCCGCCTGAGCGCGCAGGAAATCGCCGACCTCAATCTGGCCTTCACCCTCTTCGAGAACCATCGCATCGTAAGACTCAGTACCAAGAGCGGCAAGCGCGTCCGTTCCCAGTGGCTGCGTCTGCTGCGCCAGCGTCTGGAACTGCGGGCAGCGGCCTGACATGCAAAGCGCAGCCTGCGGAGGTCCATCGGGTTCGAATCCCGACTGCGCCCATCCCGGCCACTCGTGTGGCATGAGCCTGATGGCAGGATCGTCGGCCGGACGTTAACAGGCATTTTGCAATACTTTAGAATTTAGAATAGAACGAGGAGAACCAATGGCAGCAACGGCAGAAAAAATGGAGGCTCTGGTGCAGTCCGGGAAGAGCGGCGTGGAGCTGTGGCGGCGCATTGAGCCGACCGACATGGGCGCAATAAAAAGAATGGTCACCGCTAAATACGGAAACCTGACGCGGGCGGCTCAGAGGCTGGAAATAGATTACCAGCGACTCAGCGATGCAATCAACGGGCGGCGACAGGTGGCGTGGATCGTCCAGCGCATCCAACGGGATCTGGAACTCAGTGATGCTGATGTGCTCCGGCTGTGGCCGCTGCTCAGGAGGTGGCCAAGATGATTTCTAGAGAGGGACTGCTTTTGAAGATCGAATGGCTGGCACAGAATATAGCGGATCTGAGGAGAGAAGAAGCCCTGGACCTCTACAGAGAGATCGCATGTATTCAACGTCGTGTCGCGCTCCTTGAGGCGATACTCGCCGGAGGGCCAAGATGAGGGGTGAATCCGGATACGTCGGTCGGGTTGAGGATGTCATGTATGAGCAAAGGCGCAAAGAGCGAGAACAGGAGATACACGCTGCGATAAAGCGGGCAGAGATGATGATGGTAAGCAAAGAATTTCGGATGAAACCATGGGAAAAGGGCCGGGCGGAAATGGAATACCTGCGGTCGAAGGGTTATAGACCTCACCCAGGCAACCGCCAGAAGATCCTGGATAAAATGGCAGAGCTGGGATTCACGGCGCCGGAACGGACGCGCCTCTGGCAGCGACTGCGGACTCTGCCCGGCGTGATTCGCCGCCACCTCGCGGAGGGGACTCTGTGAGCGGCGTGAATCCGTGGATCTTAGAGGACTCCATGGCAATAGCAGAAAAACTGAAGCTGGAAAAGCAGGCTCTGGTGCGGGCTCAGTGCCGCCGTCCTACGCTGTCCGATCGCAGCCGTAGTCTCTCAGGCAACCGCGCTGAACGCCGTCGCAAGGCGAAGCTGCACAAACGCCGCAGGCCGGGCGGTCTGAAATGAACGCGGATCTGATTTTACTGGCAGTCGCTGCGCTGGTGACTGCGGTCTATGTGGTGGGCGCAATACATGCAGGAGAAGGGAAATGGTGAGCTGGCCCACGCAAGCAGATCTCAATGCCATCAGCATCGATCTACGGGGCCTGGCCATCCGTTGCGCGGACATCGGAGGACGGCTGCCGCTGGATGAAAAACGCAAGCTCAGTTCAGCCGCGCTGGCTCGCTTCTGGCTGCACCTCAAAGAGCTGGGTCTGGAGCCGGATCTCTTCCGGGTGCGGCGCTATCTTGGGGAAATGGAATAGGGGGGTTATGGGTATGGCTTCAAACTGGTTCCAGCGTACAGATCAAAATACTCGTTCAATGTTAACTTTTCTGTTGCAGCGATCAAATCGTTTTGCCTGGCCGCGCTCAAAAAATCGCGGATCTTCTGCCAGCGAGCTGCAGCTTCCGGAGGCAGTGGCGGCTGCCTTTCTGCCTGGGATCTCGAACGCGAGAGCAAAGGGTATGCTGAGCCGTCTAAAACAGTTTGTAACTGAGAGTAATTATGAGTATCACGGGTCTTCGCACGGGCCAGTAATAATTCTACCGCCAGACAAAATATATTCCTTTGATCAAATTCGCCTGCGCAAAAAGGACAAAACCTTCTGGGGCGGCTTGAAAATTCGGCTCCGCATCTGGCGCATGCTATGGAGATGGGAGCCTGGCACAGCGTGCACCATAGAGGCTGATCCTTACTTCGTTCACTTCTGTACACATGTCGATCTGGACCGACGCACATGACATACCGCAATTCATTCATTCTGGAGTCCCCCGACCCCACCCTGGAGCCGCTTGCATGAACGTCAATCCCATAGCCCGCATCGAGCCCGGCCGCAGCGTACAGCCAGCGCCCATCATCAGTTTCGCCGACCACTTGTCGGCCGCCCAGCAGGGGCTCCACATCTGCAGCAATTGCTACAAGCGTGTGGAAGCGGTCTACCAGCAGCACAAATGCAAGAGCTGCCTCCAGGCCCAAATGGCACCCCTGCGCCACTTACTGGACTTCGGTCGCAAAACATAATACAGGAGGAGACATAATGTCGACAGCAACCAAAAAGAAAGTTAGCAAAAAGAGCGTCGGAAAACCGGCCGCTTCTACAAAGCGCGAAGGGATCCGGGCCCGCACGACGCCAACCGTCCAGACGGCCAGCCGCGAAATCGCCGCCCGGGCCAGCGAACGCAACCTGACCCCGGACCTGGACGTGTTCATCTACACGCCCTGGGAAAGATTCTGGATGAATGTCCGGGCATTCTTCGGAGCCCAACCATGACCCAGGGCCAGGGTTGCAAAGTGCTCGAATCGACCTACAATTCGCAGCGCGATAACATTGGCACACCTGTGGTGGGTCCGCACAGCCAGTGTGGCTACACCGCTCTGGCCATGTTTCTGTCTTCGTGGATTCCGGAAGCCGGCACGGACAGCTACATCTATGCTATGGTGGATTCTCTGGAACCTGGCTTTGGCCGGCCAGGAATCGGGGAGCAGCTGGTCAAGATGCGGCCATGGATGCGCGGGCATCGCATGGGCGCCTTCATCGAGAACTACATCAGCTTCGCAGAGATGGTTCTGGATAAAGAGGAGATCGGCGGGCAGATCATTTTTCAGGAGTCGGACGGAACCCTGGACGACATGGTCCGCATCATCGATCAGGGCAGCCCGGCCGTCTACGCCAGTCTCTTCACGAGCGACGGACACTTTGTCACACTGGTCGGCTACTATTGGGATGCCGCTGGTGAACTCTGGTTTGTTTTCCATGATCCCTATGGCGATGCCCTGACCGGCTACCGTGGCGGTCGCAGCGGCGCTTACATTGCCTACCCGGCCAGCTTCGTGGCTGCCAACACCACCCGCTACGGCCTGCGCTATTTCTACGTGCAGGATCCCCAGCCGCCGGTCTATGAAATGCAACCGGAGGTGATCAACTTCCCATGACTCGTTCGCAGCTCATCATCCAGCTTACGTATTTCTTTCTGAAGTATTTTCCCTGCAGCTGGTCAGTACCGGATCTGGTCCTGGCCACTGGCGCACCGCGCCGCAATGTGGAACGTGCTCTGGCAGATATGCTCGCAGGCAAGGTGATCGAGCGCGAATACACAGCCTACAGGCTGTCTTACCAGTTTCAAAATCAAATCCATGCGGGCCAGCCAGTGGTCCGCATCACTACGGAGAAAACACTATGGCTCGAAAAGAAAAAGACATCGCAACCCAGAACCTCGTCATCACGGACCCCGAAACCGGAAAGGAGCTGACCTTCACAGCAGAGCATACTGCGTCTCTCGCCGCTGCCAAGCACCAGGTCAAAGCCGGTCTGGCCACCGTGGCCGTGGCTCTCAAGACCATCCGCGACCAGAAGCTCTATCTGATTGAGAACTGCGGTTCCATGCGCGAATGGCTGCTGGAGAATTTCCAGTCTTCATACACGACCTTTAAAAATCTGGTAGCTGTAGCGGACCGATTTGCGGAAGCGCCGGATGCGGACATGGTGCTCTCGCAGCCCATCACACACTTACTCCTCTACAGTAAGCATGAGCAGACCGCCGATGGCATCGCTGATGGCAGCATCCAGTTTAGCGGCGGCAAGGTCATCCTCGAAGACGGCACGGAAATCTCTGCGAAGGACTTCGCCAAACAAATCCGCACGGAGCTCAAGAAGGAAACAGCGGAGGAAGTCAAGAAGCTGGACCATAAGCTCAAGACCAATGCAGCCAAACTGAGTGCAAAGGACAGCCTCATCGAAAGCATGCAGGAGGACCTGGGCAAATTGCGCCTGCGCGCAGCTGAACTGGAGAAGGCCATCACCGAAAGCAAGGACATTGATCCTTCGCGGCTGGTCTACGTGACCCAGAAGCATGAGGCCGTCAGCCTCCTCGTGGACACCACGACTCAAGTGCTCGCCTTGATTGGTCGGATGGACACGCTCCCGGAAGCTCTGGTCGGCGATGCGGAAGTGGCCGGCAATTTCTCGCGCTCGCTTTCCGCCATCGAGGCCGGCCTCGAGCGGATCCGCCAGCACTGGGGCTCGACCATCTGGACCCCGCGTGAAGCGGGCGATCTACCCACGGATGACCTGACTCCCTGAGACAACAATGGCAAGAGGTAGATCCATAGATATGGCTGTTCTGTTATCCTTTACAGAACGCCATGGGAAGGCCGGCAGCCGCACGGAGCGGTCCCGCATTCTGCGCGAATTCGCAGACCTCTGCGGGCTCTCCCTGTCAGCCGCGTATCGGAAGATTGGGCTTCTGAAACGCGGTCATTCTCCTGTTGACCTGGCTGCCGGCCGGGTCCGGCGCAAGACGCGCAAGAGCCAGGGCCAGCTCGCCCTCGAGCGCGACCACGCTCTGACCATCGCTGGCCTCTACCAGGGCCATTATGGATCCACTGAACACTTGATCATGGTAGCAGAGAATATGGGCCTCCTGCCCCGGGGCCTCTATTCCGACTCCGCCGGCCTGGTGCGCATGAACCGCATCCTGCGCCGCGAAGGCCTCAACCGCAAATCGACCGGCCTGCGCTCTGCCGCCTGGCACCTGACTGCCGACTACCCCGGCCATGTCTTCGTGGTCGATGCCACTCCCCTCAATCATTACTACCTGCGCCTCGATGGCAAGATCGTGCCCTATGATCTGCCGCGCGGCGACACCCATGCCGCGGATCTATTGGCCCGCGAAAAGCTCTACAAGATCTGGGTCTACTACCTGGTCGATATGTACAGCCGCTCCTATCTGGTGCGCGCCTTCGCTCCCGAGCCCACCACGGACGGTGCCCGCATGGGTGGCGAGAACGCCCAGGACTGGCTGACCTTTCTCAAGCTCTGCCTTTTGCCCAAGCGCGAATTGCCTTCTCCGCTCGAAGGTCGCCAGGCACCCCTGCATGATTGCCCCATCGAGGGCGTCCCGGACATCCTCTTCGCGGACCGTGGTTCGGGCATCGGCGGATCGAGCCTCATCGCCCGCTTCATGGGTCGGCTGGGTGCGCACATCGAGACACACACACCAGGCAACCCCTCAGCCAAGGGCCTCGTGGAAAGCCGCATCGGTGCCTCCAAACGCGGGCCAGAATCCATCCTGAACCGCAACACCATCAAGGACATCAACCAGTTGAACTACTTCTTGCAGGCCTGGTCCTCGCACATCTGTCGCAAGCGCGGCTTCTATGACAAATGGCAGCGCGCCATCAAAGAGCGTCCCGTCCGGCGCATCACGGAGCAGAACATCCAGGACGCACTGGTGTCCAATTTCACGCGCGTGGTCAGCAATTTCGGAGAGGTCCAGATCGATAGCAACCGCTACTTCGTATCGCATTCGGAAACCATCATCGGCCAGAAGATTGCCATCTACATGCCGGCCATCCGCCAGGGGGAAGAGCGGCGTTACGTGGCGGAACTACCCGACGGCACGATCGCTCCGCTGGTTGATATCCGCGAGCACAGCTTCACGGACATCAAATCCAACCCGCAGTCCCAGGGCGCCATCAACCGCGATGAGGCCCGCATCCGTGGCAAGCAGCTGGCGCGCCAGATTCTGTATGAGGATACGCTGCCGCCCGAACCTGAGTCAAAGGTCCTGCGTTTCCCCAACCCGGCCCGGGCTGTAGAAACAACGTCTCTGGTTCCTCCGCAGGCTTTCGAAACAGTCGAAGCCGCCATGCTCTGGGTGCATCGCCTGACCCGCCTGAACGATGCAGAGCTGCTGGCCTGGGCCGGTGACATACTGAATTCTTTACAGTTCGTTTTCCGTGAAGAGCTGAAGCTCACCGGCCAGATCCGTGGCGATAGCGTAATTCTTTATTCGAATCAAATTATAGAAAAACACAGGGAGACTACCAATGAAGCAACCGTTCATTGAAACCAGGGGCTACATCACGGCCCGCAATTCCATCACGCAGACCATTAAGGCAAACGGCTTTCTGGCCGTCGTCGCTGAGGTCGGATCGGGCAAGACCACCATGCACAATCGGTTCGTGGACTACTGGATCCACGATGCCAAACGGAGGTTCATTGTCGTGGCCCTCAAGGGTTTCACCAAAACCACATCCCGCATCAGCCAGATCATGAAGCTCATGATCGAAGCCTGCGATCCCGAGGCCTACATTCCCGGATCGGTGGAGCGCCAGTACACAGCTCTTTCGCAGGCCCTGCAGCGCGCTGCCGCAGACCACCGCAAAGTCATTCTGGTGATCGATGAAGCCCAGGACCTGAACCTCCAGACCTTCCGGGATCTAAAGAAGATCCATGAAATCCATGGTGCATCCGAGCATCTTTTCTCCATCATTCTCTTTGGAAAGACCCACCGGACCTGGGAGCGCATCTTCGCCCTGCCGGAACTGGGCCATCGAATTGAGCATGTCAGACTGATGCCGCTCAGTGAGGAAGAAATTGTCCTCATTGCCCAGAAGCGGTTTGGTCTGGTCTTCAGCGTGGACCATTTGAAGTCCCGCTTTGCCAGCGCCATACGCTACAAGACGCCGCTGGGAGTGCAACATCTGGTCGGCCTCTTGCGCACCGAATGGCCCGACCAGATCAAGAACGATCTATTCTATTTGAAACTGGAAAACATCGCCGCTCTGCCGCGCCTGGATCTGCGCTACCGGCTCCGGCAGTCGTCCTACACCCAGCGCGACATCGTCCACATCGCCCGCACGGAGAACCCGGAACTCAAGGGCATCAACCCCCAGCGCGTCTCTGATGTGCTCAATGGCAAAGCCGATGAGCAGAGCGAAATCGCCAAGGCCATCATCCATACTATGGAGAGTCGGCTGAGCGGCCTGACGCTGCGCGAAGAAGAAGCAATCTAAAGCCTAAAGCCTAAAGGAGGAAACCATGGCAAAGAAGAAGAAAGCGGCCGCGAAGAAGAAGACCGTCGCCCGCAAGAAAGTGAATCGTGTGACCGTCACCGAACGCAAGTCCGGCGGCGTGGTCATGCAGGATCAGAAGGAGTCAGCATGAGCAAGAAGAAGACTGAGCCGGCTGCGGCCGCAAAAGACAATGTGGTGGCTTTGACCATCAAGAACCGTGCGGAACTGGAAGGGGCCATCGCACAGATGGGCGATTTGCAGCGCCAGAAGAGGGACATTGAGAACCGCTATGGAGAGCAGATCCAGGCCCTTCAGGAGCAGCTGGGAGAAGAACTCCAGCCCATCGATGCGGCGATCCTTGCGGTGAGCCTGGGCATCAAGGCCTTTGCGGATCTGAATCGCAAAGAGATCTTCCCCACGGAAAAGAAGACCGTGGCCTTCCCGACCGGCAGCATCAGCTACCGCGACAAACCCGCTGCCGTCAAGACCCGACAGTCGGCCAAACTGGTGGAGAAGATCCTGGCGGAAAACGGCCTGCTCGATTACTACCACAAGGCTGTGACAAAATTCAACAAGGTCTTCCTGCGCCTGAAGCTGGAGATCAACAAGGACGCCGTCCTGGCCGATCCCATCACAGCCCGCAAGCTGATTGGAGTGGAAATCGAAGAGGGAGTCGAGCGGCTGTACGTGAAGCCATCGGCTGTCGACACCGAGCTCGAGGTCGCCTGCTGATGAGCCGATTCACGAAAGGGCTGATGGTGGGAATCATCAGCCTCTTCCTTCTGCTGGGCCTGTACGCCCTTGGCGCCTTTCTCTGGTCGCTGTGGGATAAGGGCCTGGTCGTTGCCCCTTTTGATCCCGCCATCTGGTTCATCATCGCCTTCGCACTGGCGGGGATTCTGCGCATGCTGGATATGGACCAGCTGAAAATCCGCTGATGCCATCGACTCTGGATGAAGCTCGCCGGCGCTCACGGCCTTCTGCCAGCCCGCACATCGCCAAGGCGGACATCAAGCGGGTCTGGGGCCTGGCCAGAGCTCTGGGAATCGATGACAGCATGGTCTATGCCATCCTCTTCGAGCAAACGGGATCCGATTCTCTGTCCCGCATTTCCGCCCGCCAGGGCAAAGCTCTGGTCGCACATCTGGCTGCACTGCTGGAGCGGCACGAACGCTCGGAGCGCCGCCAGCAGAAAGCGGCCGGAGTCGAGACTCTGGCCCACTGGAAGCGCAGCCCGGACCAGGATGCTTTGATTCAAGACCTCCTGGGAAAAATCAATGCCGCCGCGCCACGGATCGACCTGGAGCGACTTTCCAATCGAATGTTCCGGAAGCCCTTTGCCTCCCTCAATCGCCGGCAGGCCCAGAGCCTGATCGAAGCCCTGAAATCCATCGCCAATCGCGGATAATAAAATGGAACGACCGACTATCAAATTCACAGAGAATTACAATCAAAAGCTGCTCTGCCCGTACTTCACCACAGTCCGGAAGCATGATCCAGAGATCTACGAAAAGGGGCGCAGCTATGTCATAGAGTTTCGTCAGTTTGGCTTTCTGGCTCAGTGCCTGGATCTCAAGACCATCACGCCCAAAGCCTTTAATGATTTTCTCTGCTATCTGGATGCCGGCATGTCGCCGACCCGTTTCCATGAATTCATGACCCAGGTGTATGGGGCCATCGAAGGCCAGCAGTTCGATTTCCTTCTGCTGCATAGGACCGGACCGGTCATGTCCAGAACCGGCGGCCCTTCCTATCTGCAATTTCAGGACGATTGCCTGTGAGCGGGACAGCAATTCTGCCCCTCATCGTTCTGCTCAAGATGGATGCCCTGGCCGGCCTCTCCCAGCTGGAGCCGGAAAGCATTCATTGCACCATCACATCACCTCCCTATAAGGATGAGGACGGCTTTAGCATTGATCTCATGGCCAGTCTATCGCGCGAGCTCTTCCGGGTCCATGCCCAGGACTCTCTGCTGTTCTTCAATTTTGGCCACATGGCCGGATCCAAACTCAGACCTTTCGGCTGCGCCGAACTGCTGGCTCTGGCCGGATTCCGTCTGGTCGATACCGTCATCTGGATCAAGGGCCACTTCACGCCCGTGCAGGGGCAGCGCAGCCTGAACAACCTGTATGAATTCGTTTTCATTTTCGCGAAGGGCAAACCAACCCTGGACCGCATGGCCATCAGCATCCCCTATGCCGACCCCAGCAACGCCCGCCGCTATGGCCGCGCAGCTCGCTGCCAGGGCAACGTCTGGTACCTGCCGCACGAAACCATTCAGTCCCGGGATGATCGCCTGCACCCACATGCCTTTCCGCTGGTCCTGCCCACCCAGTGCCTCAAACTTGCGGGCCTGAAACCGGGCCAGATCGTCCTGGATCCTTTCAGCGGATCTGGCACTACAGCCGTGGCCACCGTGCTACAGCGCAAGCAACTGCACTTCATAGGATTTGAACGCGACCCAGAGCGAGCAGCTCTGGCCAATCTGAGAATTGAAGAAGTGATGAAGGGGTTGGAGACATGAGAGTCCTTGCCAGAAGACAATGCTTTGGCGCTAAGGCCGGGAAGAATTGCGCTCTGTGCATCAACTTTGCCGGTTTCGAAGACTCGAAGGATAGAATCTGCGGCCAGTATGAGGGATGGATACATTGCCGGTACCGGTTTGCAGGGATGTGGGCTGTGATAGCTGCGCTCCTGGAAAATTTTGAAGTCACTATCTGGGTACTCAAACAAGAGGCGGAGCGTCGTGCGGGCCGTTGATCTATTCTGCGGCATTGGCGGCTTCCGCCTGGCCTTGGACCGCGAAGAGTTCGAAACCGTTTTCAGTTCAGACATTGACCCGCTGGCGCGCCTGGCCTACAGCAACAACTTTGGCGACGTGCCCTACGGAGATATCACGGCCATCGATGCCGGCAGCATTCCGCCGCATGACCTGATCTGCGGCGGCTTCCCGTGCCAGCCGTTCAGCAGTGCGGGCATTGCCATACACGCATCCCTGTCCAGGCCATCCGGCTTTGCCGATTCACGTGGCCAGCTCTACATGGAGATCATCCGGATCGCCCTGGAGCACAATCCGCGCTTCATGCTGCTGGAGAATGTGCGCAACCTGAAAACCATGCAAAAGGGTGCCGTCCTCCAGCAAATCCGGACCGACCTGCAGGCCGCTGGCTACACTGTCCACATCAGCGAGATTGAGGCCACGCTCGTGGTACCACAGCGCAGGCCCCGCCTGTACATCGCTTGCTTTCGGGATCGGGAGGATCTGCCAAAATATCTGACCGCGCTCTGCAATGAACTCGAATGGCTGGGAGCAGATCCGGTACCCCGCCTCAGAGACATTCTGGAAGCAGCCCCTGATACGATCTACACTCTGTCAGATAAGCTCTGGGAATACCTACAGCAGCACCGCGCGAAACACCGTGCCGCAGGCAACGGCTTCGGATTCTCTCTGGCTGACCTCGACGGAGTCGCCAGGACCCTGTCAGCTCGCTACGGCAAAGACGGATCGGAGATATTGATACCGGGCCCCACACCAGACTCCAACCCGCGCAGACTCACCCCCCGCGAATGTGCCCGGCTCCAGGGCTTCCCGGATTCGTTCTTCCTGCCTGAGTCAGATCAAGTGGCCTACAAGCTCCTCGGAAACGCAGTTGTGCCCCCCATAATTCAGATTTTGTTGCGCGCAATCAGGTCCGCGCAGCTGGATTCGGACTCGTAAAACTTGCCTGTAGCTGACGGACCTTCCGACAGAATGTCCTGCATTTTCCCAGAAAGAAGCTGAGAATCAGCCGTTTTCCGTCTTTTTCATTCTCGACTTAAGTGATTCGTCCTGACTTCATTCCTGATCCTATACAGAATCGGCCTATGGAATTACGGCACGCAATAACTATCCAGCCTTTCTGGAAATGTTCCGCAAGGAAATCGAAGATAACGGTCAGGAAAATCTGGCCCGCCTGGCAGAAGGTGAAGATCGCTTTTTTGATATCATATTCAAGAACAGTCGCTTCAGCGTTTCTTTCTGGACCCAGAATTACGCGAAAATCGCACCTCCGGAAAAGAAGCAGTTGATGAAAATGCTCGACTACAAGCTCGCGGAAGATGTGACTCTGGTCGATGAAGAAGATCCCCTGAAAGAAGGTGGCGGAATGGGGATCAAGCTGGTAAGGCGAGTGCTTGCCGGTCTCACAACAGACCCCCAGCCGCTGAAGCTGGTCTTCTATCCCGAATCCACAAAGATTGGTTTTTTCCTGCCGCG